GACCGGGGCCGAGACCCGGACAAGTACGCCCACGTTTGGCGCGGCGGCTACGTGCAGAACAGCAGCGCGCGGGTGTTCAAGAACTGGCGCGTCGAGGAGTTCGAAGCCCCGCGCGATGCGATCCACAGGCTGGGCGCAGACTGGGGCTTCGCTACTGACCCGACAGTGCTTGTGCGCTGCCACATCTTCGGCCGCACGCTGTACATCGACTACGAGGCATACATGGTCGGCTGCGAGATCACGAGCACGCCCGACTTGTTCATGACCGTGCCCGAGGCTGAGAAGTGGCCGATGGTGGGCGACTCATCCAGGCCCGAGACGATCAGCCACATGCGCCGGCACGGGTTTCCGAAGATCATGCCCGCCGTGAAGGGGCCGAAGTCCGTAGAGGAGGGCGTCGAGTGGCTGAAGTCCTACGACATCGTGGTGCATCCCAGGTGCCTGCACACGATTGACGAGCTGACACACTACAGCTTCAAGACCGACCCGCTCACGGGCAAGGTGCTGCCGGTGCTGCAGGACAAGAAAAACCATGTGATCGACGCTTTGCGATACGCCTGCGAAGGCGTGCGCCGCGCGGCCAAGGCGAACCGGCCTGCGCATGATCCTGGCCTCGTCCTGCCCACCGCCCACCGCTGGCGATAGACACCGAACGCCTCGCGTAGCATAATCCCGCCAGCCGCGCAATACCCGGAGACCCCGAGATGGCCAGAGAATCGAACGAGCAGAGGCTGTCACGCATCCATCAGGAGGCGATGGCAGAGTTCGACGCCATCCAGAGCGCGCTGCGTGACGAGCGGCTGCAGTGTCTGCAGGATCGCCGGTTCTACTCCATCGCCGGGGCGCAGTGGGAAGGGCCACTTGGGGCGCAGTTCGAGAACAAGCCGAAGATGGAGGTCAACAAGATCGCGTTGGCTGTGCAGCGCATCTTCAGCGAGTACCGCGCCAATCGCGTGACGGTGGACTTCGTGTCCAAGGAGGGCAAGGAGTACGACAGCCTGGCCGAAACCTGCGACGACCTGTACCGCGCCGACGAGCAGGACAGCGGGGCCGAGGAAGCCTACGACAATGCCTTCGAGGAGGCTGTCGGCGGCGGTTTCGGTGCGTTCCGGCTGCGAACGGCTTACGAGAACGAGGAGGACGACGAGGACGAGCGCCAGCGCATCCGCATCGAGCCGATCTTCGACGCCGACTCCTCGGTGTTCTTCGACCTTCAGGCCAAGCGCCAGGACAAGGCCGACGCGAAGCGGTGTTTCGTGCTCACGAGCATGACGCGCGAGGCGTACAAGGCCGAATACGGCGACGACCCGGCAAGCTGGCCAAAGGAGATTCACCAGTTCGAGTTCGACTGGCTCACGCCCGATGTCGTGTACGTGGCCGAGTATTTCCGCGTCGAGATGGTCTCCGAAACCGTGCGCATCTTCCGCAGCCTGGACGGCGAGGAGGAACGTTACCGGGACAGCGAGCTGGACGAGGAGATGCTGGCCCAGCTGGAGGCGGTCGGCAGCGTCGAGGTTCGACAGAAGCGCATGAAGCGTCAGCGGGTGCGAAAGTATGTCCTGAGCGGCGCGAAGGTGCTCGAGGACTCAGGATTTATCGCCGGCAAGCACATCCCGATCATCCCGGTCTACGGCCGCCGCTGGTTCATCGACAACGTGGAGCGGTGCGCGGGGCATGTCAGGCTGGCCAAGGACGCCCAGCGCCTGGCGAACATGCAGCGCAGCAAGCTGGCCGAGATCGCCGCGCTCTCGAGCGTCGAGAAGCCCATTCTGACCCCCGAGCAGGTCGCCGGCCACCAAGTGATGTGGCAGGATGACAACCTGCGAAATTACCCGTACCTGCTCATCAACCCGATTACAGGCCCGGACGGAAGCGCACAGGCTGCTGGCCCGCTGGCCTATACGAAGTCCCCGCAGATCCCGCCTGCGATGGCTGCGCTACTGCAGATCACCGAGCAGGACATGAAAGACGTCCTCGGGAATCAGGAGCAGGGCGACAAGATCGTCGCCAACGTCAGCGGCAAGGCCGTCGAGATGGTCCAGCAGCGGCTGGACATGCAGACGTTCATCTATATGTCGAACTACGCCAAGGCCGTGCGCCGCGCTGGCGAGGTCTGGCTCGGCATGGCCCGCGAGGTGTACGCAGAGCCTGGCCGGAAGATGAAGGGCATCGGGTCGCAGGGCCAGATGAGCAGCATCGAACTGATGCGCCCGATGGTGAACGACGAGGGCGAGCTCGAGCACGAGAACGATCTCTCAGAGGCTGAGTTCGATGTCGCCGTCGAGGTCGGCCCGAGCAGCAGCAGCAAGCGTGCCGCGACGGTGCGTGCTCTGACGCAGATGATGGGCGTGACGCAAGACCCCGAGGCACAGCGCGTGCTGCAGGCTGCGGCGCTGATGAACATGGAAGGCGAGGGTCTCAGCGAGATTTCCGAGTTCTTCCGCAAGCAGCTCGTGCAGATGGGCGTCGTAAAGCCGACCGAGGAGGAGGCCGCACAGATGGCCCAGGCCGGCGCGCAACCCGATCCGAATGCGGTGTTCCTGCAGGCTGCGGCCGAGGAAGCGCTCGCCAAAGCCGCCCAGGCCCGTGCCGGTGTGGTCAAGACCATCGCAGACTCCGAACTCACTCAGGCCAAGACCGTTGAGACGCTGGCCAAGGTGGGCGAGGCAGGCGGAACGCAGCAGGCCGTCGCTGGCACGGTTCAGTCCGGTGTGCAGCAGGCCACGCCTCAGATCGACGAGAGGACGGCGCTCGAGATCGAGGCGATGCAGCTTGAGAACCAACTGCGCCGCAACCGCGTCGAGGCCACAGACGGCCAGATCGAGCAGCTCCGAGCCGAGCGCCAGGCCAATGACAGCATGGTGCAGGCGTCTCAGGCCATGCAGCAGGCTGTGGCGGGGCTCGGACAGAGCGTGTCCGTGATCGGTGATGCCGTGGGCCGCATGAGCGATGCCGTGGGACAATTCGCGGCAACGAGCAGCCGCAACACCGACAAGGCCATCGAGGCGATCAGCCGCCCGAAGCGGGTGGTACGCGAGCGCGGACGCATCTCCCGCATCGAGACGGAGTAAGCGATGGCCGACAACGTAGGCTACACCCCAGGGACCGGCGCGACAGTCGCGGCCGACGAGATCGCCGGGGTTCTGCACCAGCGGGTGAAGTTGGGCATCGGTGACGATGGTGTCGCTGTCGATGTGTCGGCCACGAACCCGATGCCGATCACGGCGGTGACGCCGCTGGCGGTCACGACGGGCGGCCTGACGGACACCGAACTGCGCGCCGCGCCGCTGGACGTTGACATCACCGGCATCGACCCGAGCGTGACGCTCACGGTCCACGACGAGGACAACCACCTTCAACTGTCGCGGATCATCAACGCACTCAGCGCGCCGCAGGGCTACGACCGCTCGCTGCAGCGGCAGCGCGTGACGGCGACGCTGGAGTCTGGAACGGTGACGACGGTTACAACGGTCACGACCGTGACGACCGTCACGACCGTTTCGGCTGTCACCAACCTCGCAAGCATCGGCGGCGATCAGGGACAACTCCTGACGCGCGGCAGCAACCTCTCGGCGTGGCGCGACTGTGTGCGCTCGCTCATCTCCTGAAGGACGATCATGGCGAACAACTTCAAGAAGGTCATTGACCGCCTGCTGTGGGCGCAGGTTGCCCCCGCGCCCAACTCGCACACTGCGGGCACCTCAATGTGCGCTGACATGCGCTCCGACCTTAGCCGCCATCCGTTCGCCCACAACTTGGTGAGCGCGGCGATCCTAAATCGGTTCAACATCATCACGAAGGGGTGGTCTTTGGCCGTGAACCCCGGCCTCGGCGGCACGTTCGGTGCTGGCGCGGCAAGCGTGTTCGCCCCCAGCTTCGCGGCTGTCGGCACCATCGCAGCAGGCGCGACCACGACGAGCGTGACGCTCTCAACCGCGCTGCCCACGGCTGTCGGCGTGAACATGCTCGCCAACCGTGGCGGCTCGGGCGACTACGGCTTCAAGCTGCGCATCATCGACACGACGGCGGGCAAGGTCGAGGAGCGGTTCATCGTCGGCAACAGCGCCGGCACGACGCCCGTCATCACGTTGGACAACGCCTTTACCTTCACGCCCGCGACCGGCGCACGGTACGAACTGCTCTCGGGCCGCGTGATGATGCTGTCGGCTGGCGCGCTGGCAGCGACCATTTTCCGCTCGTTTGAGGTGGCGACCAACACGCTAGCCTCGCTGGGCAACACGAATCTCCCCGCCACCATCGGCACCGAGTCGCAATTCGTGGCGCTCGACGAGCAGTACACCCCCTACAACATGAGCCCCGGCGAGGGCATGGTACAGGGGGCGTTTACTTACGACACGAACATCACGGTGCGCAAGGCGTTGGCCGCGACCGCTGCGGGCGCGTCTACGCTGACCGGGCAGGCGTCTCTGGGCGACGCGGTGGTAGCGGCGAACGAATACCGCAATTTCCAGATTCGCATCGTGCAAGACCTGACCACGCCGGCAGCAGTTGGTCAGCGGCGCATCATCGCCTCGCACACGGCAGGACCAAGCCCGGTCTACACGCTGGGCACGGCCTGGACGACCCAGCCGTCTGCGTCGGCCAAGTACGTCATCGAGCAGCCGAATCTGCTGCTGCTGCGCTCGTCGGCCACGACGACGGTGTACACGTACAACTACACCGACGCGACGATCAACAACGGCACGAACAGCATCGCGGCGAACGCCTGGAGCACGACCTATTTTGGCGTGGCCCCTGCCGCGAACGCTGCAGGGTGCCTGTGGGTGCCTTCGTTTGGCATTCAGCCTGACCCGGCGCGCAACGCGCGGCACTCGTTTTGCTACTTCTTCCGGGGCAACGGTGGCGCGCTGGATGTGCTGGACATTGCTGGCAGCGCGACCGGCACATGGACGGGCGCAATCACCTACGATGGCGCATACAGTCCCTATGGCGGCGAGGGGCGGTTTTGCTACATGAACATTTACGTCGCATCGGCGGTGAACCAGATCTATCGCTTTGACGTAAAAAATCGAGTGCTGTCGCCACACACGCCGACCGACTTCTTACAAGGTGGCACCGGTGCTATCGGCTCGCGCATGGCGGCGTACGCTGCGCTTGACGGGACGGACAAGTACGACGTGATCCTGCTGCAGTCGCACCTGTCTACCGTGTCTCAAGAACTCATTGCCCTGGTGTAACCATGACCATTGCTGACCTTCTCAAGCTGGCTCAGGCTCGGCTGGCGCACCTGAACGGCCAGCACGCCGACGCGACGGCGATTGGCGACTCGGCCGCCATCGAGCGGCTGGAAGACGAAATCGCGGAGACGCAGGCCACCATCTCCGCGCTGCAGTCGCTGGGCTAACCGATGTTCCTGACCCTGCTGCAGTCGCGCGGCGGGCCTGCGCCTGTCACGCCATCGGGCGGCGGCGGGCCGGGTAACGCGGCGCAGGGCAGACGCAGGCGCGGCGAGGGCTGGGGCCGCGAGCGGGAGATTCTGGAGGCGAGTCTGGCGCGGTTCCGTGCCGAGGCATCGCAGGAACTGCAGGACATTCGGGACGTATTGGACGCAGCACCGCAGCCGCAGGCCCAGCGCATCGCTCGCAAGCTGACCGACTACACGGGCGAGATCGCCCAGGTCGAGAGCCTGCGCCGGGAACTGGCGAAGCTGCAGATTGAGAGCGAGGCCCGCGAGGGGCTGCAGCAGGACTTGGCCGACGCGGTGCAATCTCTGCGTGAGATTCTGCGGGATGAAGAGGACGCCATCGCGGCAGTTATGGCGCTCCACGACCACGAGGCTCGGCACCTGCTGGGGATGCTGGGCATCAGTGTGCACTGAACGGCACCACGCCGAACGGCATCCGCGCGGCCGGTAACGCGCGAGTAGAGGGAAGACGGATGGGAATCAGAATCGAAGTGACGCAGCCCGATGGCACGCAAGAGGTGCATGAGGGCAACGAGGACACCACGCCCGAGGCAGACGAGGGCGAACAGGTTGCGGCGGCTCAGGGCGCACCAGACACGCCTGACCCGTCTCCCCAGGCTGATGCCCCTGCAGCCGCCGCACCTGACACGGAGCCCGACGAGGTAACCATCAGCATCGGGGACGAGACGCCACCGGCCGACGATGGCGAGCGCGCCCCGGAGTGGGTCCGAGAACTGCGCAAGCAGCACCGGGAACTGCAGAAGAAGGTGCGCGAGTACGAGGCCAAGGAACAGACAGCACCGGCCGCACGGCCCACTGTCGGCCCGAAGCCCAAGCTCGAAGATCACGATTACGACACCGACCGATACGAGACGGCGCTGGAGTCGTGGTACGCCCAGAAGGCCACGGCTGATAAGGCCGAGCGCGAGGCGCAGCGCCAGGCCGAAGAGGCGCAGAAGGCGTGGCAGGCCAAGCTTGACGGGTACGGCAAGGCGAAGGTCGAGCTCAAGGTGCGCGACTACGACGAGGCCGAGCACACGGTCATGGAGACGCTGAACGTTACCCAGCAGGGGGTCGTGCTGCAGGGCGCGGAGAACCCCGCGCTCGTGGTTTACGCGCTGGGCAAGAACCCCAAGCGCGCCAAGGAACTTGCCGCAATCACCGACCCGGTGAAGTTTGCATTCGCCGTCGCCAAACTGGAGGCACAGTTGAAAGTCACTCCCCGCACCAAGCCCCCCGCGCCCGAGCGCAGCCTGCCTGCTGGTACCGCACCCGTCAGCGGCGGTTCAGATACGACCTTGGAACGGCTGCGCGAGGAGGCGGCGCGCACCGGCGACATGACGAAGGTGGTGGCGTACAAGCGGCAACTGGCGGCGAAGGCCGCGGCACGGAATTAACCACGACGACGAAAGGGAACAACGTGAACTTTGGACAAGCAATCGAAGCCCTCAAGCAGGGAAGCAAAGTCGGCCGCGACGGATGGAACGGCAAGGGTCTGTGGCTGGAGCTGCAGCGCCCCGACGCGCACAGCAAGATGACGCTGCCCTATGTGTTCCTGAACTACCCGGCAGACGCACAGAACACCCCCGGCGCTCGCGTGCCGTGGTTGGCCAGCCAGACCGATATGCTGGCCGAGGACTGGGCTATCGTTGACTGACGCGAGGGCTTGACGCCCCAGTTGAGTGTGGTACATTCGGCCCAATCGCACCGGGTTTCGCCAGCCCTGAATCGGCAGTAGCGACCAGATCACGAGTGGCCGCCCGACTCTTGACGGGGTGAGTAAGCAGGCGCGGCGCAGGCCGCAATCGTTCACTCATTCCGATCAGGAGCCCACACCGTGGCCAACTCATTCAGCAAGGAAGAGCGCGTCGCATTCGAGGATTTG